CTATATTCCTAGATCTTTTAGATCAGCCGAAGCTGATATAAGCTTTACGATCACACCTTCAACCAGTATTTCATCCTTATTAATACCAAAAGGAACTACCTTTACTACAAAAATAGGATCAAATAACTTTACTTTTTCTACAGCCGATAATCTAGTTTCAACCCCTAATAGCAATAATATTTTTAATATCACAAATTTAAAAATATTTGAGGGAAATTACGTGGTTGATTCGTTTGTATTTTCAGCTTCAAATACAAATCAAAGATTTGTACTTTCTAATCCTACAGTAGATACTAGAAGTATCTCGGTTATAGTTTTAGAAAATAGTGGAGAAGAAAGCTACTCATATTCTAGAGCTACTTCTTTCTTAGGCCAACAATCAAACTCACAAATTTATTTTTTACAAGCAGCAGAAAACCAGCAATATGAAATAATTTTTGGAGATGGTATAATTGGAAGAAAACCTCAAAACGGATCTACTATTGCAATTGAATATAGAGTGTGTAACGGTGAGTTACCTAACGGAGCTTCGGTATTTTTTATAGATGGTGCAATACAGGGACAAGCTAACATATCAAATATTACTACTATTACTACTGCTAGAGGTGGGGGACTTAATGAAACTATTGAGTCTATAAAATATAATGCACCTAGATGGTATCAAAATCAGGATAGAGCAGTTACCACTTCTGACTATGAAAGTATTCTATTAGCAAACTTTCCCGAAATTCAAGCTGTTGCTGCTTTCGGTGGGGAAGATTCTATACCCCCGCAGTACGGTAAAGTTTTTATATCCGTAGATGTAGTAAATAGTGACGGGGTTTCTGAAGTAGATAAAACAAGATTTCTTAATTTTATTAGACCAAGAGCAGCTATAGGTATTGAGCCGGTGTTTATAAATCCAGAATTTCTTTACATTGACCTTGTTACTGAGGTGAGATATAATACCGATGTAACATCTCTTACCCCGTCTGCCATAGAAACGCTTGTAAGAAATGAGGTAAGTTTATATAATTCTGAAAATCTAGAAAATTTTAAAAGAGTGCTTAGATCTAGTAAATTAACAGAAAGAATTAATAACGTACATCCAAGTATACTAGGTATTGATTTAGCTGTACATCCTAATAAAAGAATAGTACCAACAACTGGTTCAATAATTAATGCTACAATAAATTTTGGATTTGAAATTCAAACGTTTGTTAATTTTGCATCAGCATCTACTCAATACATAAGAGCTTTAATAAGCGCAGTATACTCTACTAGGTTTACATACAAAGGGCTTCCTTGTGTTCTGCAGGATAGCAGAGATGGGGTGCTTAATATTTACAGCTTAGATGAAAACGACGTACCTACACTAGTCTCCCCGATAGGATCGGTCGATTATAAGACAGGGGTTGTTGTAATAAATGGGCTGGTAGTTGATTCTTACGAAGGCAATCATATTGGAATATATGTTAACTCATCCGACAAAGATGTTCCAGCAACAAGAAATACAATTATAAGAATAGATGAAATTGATACTGAGGTTACCGTCGTACCAGTTAAAGAATGAGAACAGTAGAACAATTTATCTCTCCATTAATAGAGTCTCAGTTTCCACAATTTTATAGGGAACAAGGCCCTCTTTTTATTCTTTTTGTTGAAGAGTATTTTAAATGGATGGAATCAAACGATCCAGAATTTGCTTCATATCAAGATACGTCAGCAGACGGCAATCCTAACTATCATATAAGAAAACTATTACAGTACAGAGACATTGATACTACTATTGATGGGTTTTTAACATTTTTTAAGCAAAAATACTCTAAATTTTTAGAAACAAGTTTAGATGTATCGCAAAGAAAATTAATTAAAGCATCTCAAGATTTATACACCTCTAAAGGCTCAACAAGATCATTAGATCTACTTTTTAATTTACTTTACGGTACAAAAATAGAAATATACACCCCTGGTGACGATGTTTTAAGACCATCAGATGGTACATGGGTAATACCAAAATATTTAGAATTAAGTCAATCCTCTAGAAATAGCACATTTCCTGGTAAGCAAATTACTGGCAGTACCTCAGGAGCAACAGCATTTGTTGAATATATTATTACGAGAAATATTAATGGAAAAAAAATTGATATTGCATTTCTAAGTAGTCTCGTAGGCAATTTTATTACAGGAGAATCTGTAGCAGACAATCCTTTAGTAGAAGGAGCACCAAAAGTTTTAGGGTCATTATCTACCCTTGAAGTAACACTGCCTGGAGAATTATTTGAACAAGGTGAAATAGTAAAAATAGTTTCTTCTTCAGGAACTGAAGGATTAGCTCGAGTGGCGGAGATTGATAGCGTTACAGGAGTTGTTAGATTTCAAATTATAAAAGGGGGGTGGGGATATTCAAACACCGCCTCAGTAATAATTAGTGATAAAGTGATAGGAATTACAAACACTTTCAATAGTAACGCACAAGTAAATAGTTTTGTTAGATTTGAAATTGTTTCACAAAACTTGTTTAGCTTTTCTTTAACTAATGTAACAGGACAATTAGTACCCGATGCTATTTTTCATAATGGAGATATAATTGATAGATCTAATTCAGTTGCTGTTTCGGTTTCTCAAACAATTGATACCGTCGCTAATACAGCAAATGTTATTCTTAATCAAACCTCAGCAAATGTTTTTTCTAATACTATTTTATACGCCAGAAATCGTGCATTAATATCGACGTATGATAATGTAACCTTCGAAATTGGTGATCAATTAGTTCAAAGTAACGGCACTACTAATTCTACTATTGGTACTGTGTCATCAGTTACTAATACAATAATGATTGAAGTTGATTCTACCTCTATTGGTGCTAACGGTATTCATGTAGGAACTTTTATTGAACAATCTAACACTAATGCTTCTGGAATTATATCCTTAATACCTAGAGAAAATAACTTTACATTTACAAATGTTACCCACATCTCCGTCGTAAGTGCTAATGGCACATTTAATAATACAGATACAATAACAGCTTATGCCAATAACTCAAAAACAACTACTCTTGTTTCTTTTGATCCCCAACAAATCTTTACTGGGAAACAATATTTACTTTTAAATACTAATTTTTTAACAGAAACTAGATGGTCATTTGGTAATACAGCAATTAAAATAGGATCACCAACTATTAATTCAACTGTTTTAATAGCATCTGATATTGGAGGGTTAGCAGTAGCTTGTACTAATTTAACAGCCACAGCAAACCTAATAGGCTCGAACACCACAGCTATTGGAATAATAGATGCTAATAATACTTTTTACGGGCTTGGAAGAACCCAAATAGTAGGGCTTACATCCAACACTAGTGCAAATACTACAAGAGTATTTACTGGATCAGGTGCATCTTTTTCAATAGGCAGCCTCGAAAATGTTGAAACAGTAAGGGTTTCTCCAATACTAATTAATTCAAATAATAACGGACCATCAAATAATTCCATTAAATTTTCTGATATGTTAATTAACGGAATTACATCAACCTTTAATACACTAAGTGGTGTTTTTATTATTTCTGCTGGATCAGGGTATGATAATACTAATATAGTATTATTTTCGGGGGGTAATACTGGGGCCGGATCATTTGAAGCCGGTAATGGTACAATCATAACAAATTCTTCTGGTGGGATAATTACTGTTACTTTATCGGCTAATACAGGTAATGGTATTGTAACTTTACCGACAGCCTCAATAGTAAATTCAACTGGAGGAAATACTGGGACTGGGAGTAGTGCTAATTTGTTGCCTATTTCTTCTTTAGGATTTCCAAAACTTCCAATAGGAGATATTGAATCTCCTTTAATTGATCTATTAACATACGAAACTAAAGTAATTGGTACGATAGCATCGCTAACGTCTATTAACCCCGGCGAAAACTATAACATTACACCTTTTGTAACAGTGATTGATCCTCAAATTTCTTCCTATGGGCAAAAAGATATATTATTAGAAATTATTAGTATTAGCGGTCCTGGCTTTATAATAAATGAATTAGTAGAACAAACATCTAATTCAATAGGAATACAAATTAGTTCAAACAATTTTTCTGGTAATACTTCTTTATCATATGAGGAAGGTGAAGCAGTTTTTTCTACTGACGGTATTAATAATACAGCATTTGGTATAATATCTTCAACAACATTAGACGGAAGTTCAAACACATATACTACTATACTAACAAGTAATACTGGCTTGTGGCAAAATACTATTAGTACAAATTTATTAACTGTTAGTTCAAATAATAATTTTAATCCTGGTAATTTGCTTACTCAAGGATCGGCAAACGGTATACTTGTAACATCAAACTCTACCACTCTTGTTGTTAAAAACGTTCAGGGTACATTTCAAGTAAATGCAACCCCGGTGACCAGCAACTCTTCTCCTACACCTGGATCACAAACTATAACTAATACAACCAATACATCTATTTTTACAATGAATGGTCTTACATCAAAAGGTGTAACTAATATCAATAATACTCAATCCGTAACTACCTCGGCTATAGCAAGTGGAAAGGTGATTGCGTTTACAGGTAATAATAATCTATCCCTTGCAAGAACATCACTCTTTACTAATTTTTTACCTGGACTCCCAATTTTAGGAAGAACAGGGGGCACTACAGCAAATGTGGTTGGCGTATCACCCCTTGAGGATTCATCATTTGTTGGTGATAATGCTATTGTATCTGCAAATGTAATATCATCAGAAGGTGCCATAAAATCTTTAGAGGTAGTTAGTTCAGGTTATGGTTATGTTGATGATGAACAAGCTACAGTGGTATCATTAGATAATAGTAGGGCAGCAGGAGCAAAAGTTCAATTAGTCAGACAAGGTATCGGAGAAGGATATTATTCTTCTACCAAAGGATTTCCCGACGATAATCGATTTTTATTTGACGGAGAATTTTATCAAAACTATTCATATGAAATAAGATCGTCTATTCCACTAGATAAGTACTCTGACATATTAAAAGAAACATTACACATTGCAGGTAAAAAGTTTTTTGGTAGAGTAGTTATTGATACAGAAAATACTCTTATTACTTCATCCAATCTTTCAATAACAATTACGTAAATACAAGATGACTACTTCTTTAATTACTAACAAATTCAAAGAGCACATTAGTGAGCAGATAATAGAGTCTATTATAGAACCAGCCAATAACGTATATTATTTACTTACCGGTAAGCATACACCTTATACTGATGATAATATTGTACCCACTATTGAAAATACCTCATTTGAAACAGAAATAAACGTATACGAACAAGGCATTTTTGCTAAAAAAATAACATCATCCGATATTTTTCTTTCTATTCCTCGTCACAACTGGACTCCCGGTACTGTTTATAGCAGTTATGATCCAGAAGACCCATTACTTTTTTCAAAAGAATTTTATGCTGTAGTAGATGGTGGGGCTACTTATTTTGTTTACAAAGTGCTTGATAATAATAAAGGTGCCAATTCAACAGTGCAGCCCTCAGATACAAGTGAGAGTGCATGCAATTTTATAACTCTCGCTGACGGTTATACCTGGAAACTTATGTATAAAATGCCAGAAGCTACTTTTGAAAAATTTGCTACATCCGACTACATACCAGTACAGACTAGCGCTAATGTATCGGGAAATACTATAGCTGGGGCATTAGATGTTATTAAAGTAACCACACCAGGTTCAAGCTATGTATCAACCTTAACCGGACAATTTCAAGTAGATGATTTAAGAGAGTTAATTCCAGGCTTTGCAGGGAATACATCTACCTATAGATTAATTACTTCAGCATCAGCAAATAATGATTTTTATAATACTGCCGCCTTAGTCATTACCTCAGGTACTGGGGCCGGGCAGATAAGGAATATAATAGATTATATCGCAGCCAATAGAGTGGTAGTTGTAAATAGTGCATTTACTGTCCCCCCATCATCAGACTCAACTTATGTTATTGCCCCAAACGTAATAGTAACCGGGGATGGGTCGGGAGCTGCAGCATATGCCACCGTATCCTCTAATAATTCAGTAAATAATTTTATATCAAAAGTTAACATTGTTAACAGGGGATCAAATTATTCTTACGCTGCAGCAGTGGTTACCGGTAATACTGGAGGCGTATCAAATTCTGCAATATTAAAACCAGTTATGCCACCACCAGGAGGACATGGAAAAAACGCACCTGACGAGCTTGGTTGTGATGGATTTAATATAAGCGTTAATTTTACTACAAATGAATCTGGATTTATAACTACTGAAAATGATTATAGAAAAATATCTATTATTAGAGATCCGTTAATTAGGGGAGTTGAGCTTACTGTAACCGACGTATCAGGTACTTTTACATCTAATGAAAATATTTTACAGTTTAATCAAAAACCATTAACGGGAACGGTAAGTGGTAACACCACTTCAACTACTCTAACTGGTACAGGTACTAAATTTAGTGATGCTTTTATAGCAGGGAATAAGATAATAATATCTGATGCTTCAACTGGGGTTAGATGCATCAGAACAATAGGTGGTGTATCAAACAACACTTCTCTAGCACTTACTTCAAATCTTGCATTTTTAACCGCTTTTAGCTCAATTGCATTTTGTGAAGTTACTGCATTAGGTGTATTAGATAATGATAATAATCCATTTCTTGAATTAAAATCTTCTGAACCTAAATTTATTACTGGTAAGAGTGTTATAGGGGAATCGTCAGGGGCACTAGCTAATGTTTCTGCAATTGATGTAGGTGAAAAAAATTATAATAACTGGAATACTCTTGATAATAGAACGAGAATTTCTTTTTCAGCTTCTTCAGGAGCAATGCCAGAGGATTCAACAGTTTTTCAAACCGATGTAGCAATTAGTAACGCATCATTTCATTCTGCTAATAATACGTATGTATTTTTGACCTCTGAAAAAGGACCTATTAATGCCGATCCTCTCAATCAGTTAACACAACAGGGAGGAGCTGCTAACTTTACCTTAGGAAGCATAAAATATTCACCTGATATTATAAAAGGTACTGGAAAAGTATTATACATAGAAAATATATCTCCAATTTCCAGATCACCTTCTCAATCAGAAACAATTAAATTAACTATTAAGTTTTAAGAGGTAATATGCCTTTAGATACCAATTTTAATGTCTCACCATATTTTGATGATTATAATGAAGCAAAAAACTATCATCGAATACTCTTTAGACCTGGTGTTGCTCTACAAGCTAGAGAACTAACTCAGCTTCAAACTATATTACAGAATCAAGTTGAGAGATTTGGTGATAATATATTTAAAACAGGCACTATAATTAAAGGATGTTCTCTTACTACTGATTATAACTATGATTATATAAAAGTTAGAGATACTCAAAATGACGGACAACCTGTAAATTTAAATTTATATGCTAATGCTTTAGTAGTTCAAGAATCAGCTAATTTAGAAGCATACGTTGTTAATTCAAAGCAAGGATTTGAATCTACCGATCCTAATTTAAATACTCTTTATATTAAATATCAAAACACCGGTACTGGCGGTGAAAAAGCATATGCTAACGCTCAAACAGTTAAAGTCTTTAATAGACTTAGAACAATTGAAGATATTACCATTATTAATGGTGGTACTTTATACAATAATAGTGATGTTGTAGTAATAAATGGAGGGGGTGGTACAGGGGCAACCGCTACTCTTACTACAGATAGTACAGGAAAAATAATCGATGTTTCTATAACATCAAAGGGAATTAATTATACAACAATACCCACAGTAACCGCTAATACATTAACTGGCTCAAGTGCTAATCTGGCGGCTGTAAATTACATAGCGGAACTTACCATTGCTAATTCTTCATTTGCAGCGCCTGTTGGTATAGGAACAGCAGTCAAAACAACCGAAGGTATTGTTTATCAAAAAGGGCATTTTATAAGAGTAGATTCTCAAGAAGAAGTAATTGAGAAATATTCTAATCAACCTAATAATGTTGTAGTTGGTTTTATTACTGATGAGGCCGTAATTAATAGCAATAGCGATTCTACACTATTAGATATTGCTACAGGTACACCTAATTTTGCCGCTCCTGGTGCCAACAGAGTTAAGCTTTCATCGAGGCTATTTCCTTTAACCAAATCCCAAGCAGCCGCCAATGGCGACTTTTTAGCATTACTAGAATATGAAAACGGAAATGTTGTAAAAGATAGAACAAGACCACAATTCAATTATATTGGTAAAGAGCTTTCAAAAAGAACGTTTGAAGAAAGTGGTAATTATGTTTTAAATACTATACCACTTAACACAGCCGATAGACCCTCAAACACTACTCATTTTGATTTAGTGGTTGGTGCAGGCACAGCTTACGTAACCGGTGAAAGAATAGAACTCTTAAATAACGTAAGAGTCCCAGTTAGAAGAGGGACAGACTCGGCCAATAGTATTAATCAAACTATTAATACACTTTATGGTAGCTACGTTATAGTAAAGGATATGTTAGGTATATTTTCTATTAAAGAAGGTGCACAAATATTTTTACGTGACGTTGCTGCCACGGACCTAACAGATAATTTTGGAGGTGTAGCTACCAATCCAGGTGCACCAATAGGAACGGCTAGAATAAGATCTATTGAATATGATTCTGGTATACCTGGAACACCTTCTTGTCAATATAGAATTTATTTATTCGAAGTAAAAATGGCTTCAGGTAAATCATTTCGATCCGTTAGAAGCATTAGTGAAACTGGAGTGGCAGTTGCCGACGTTGTTTTATCTGCTACTAGTAATGCCGAATTAAGAGATATTGAAAATGATATACTTGTATTTAATACAGGTACGTTTGCTGTTAAAGAACTCACCCAAGAAGAATTTATTTTTAGATCATCAACAAATGCAGCATTTACATCTGGTGGTAGCGTTACTATTTCATTTTCCGGCGGTAATACTTTACCATACGGAGTAGGTGATTTATCGGATTCAGCAGTAAATGAATTTATTATTATTCCCACACAAACCTTTTACTTTACAGCTAATAATACTGGAACCGTTTCAGCTAATACCGATCAGACTAATGTAGTCGGTACAAGCACATTATTCACAACCGATTACCAAGTCGGCGACTATATTTCAATAGGTAATAGTTCTCCCAATCGAATAGTAAATATCTTTAATGATACTTTATTGCAGTTATCGGCTAATTTTACTGGAATCGGTGGCACATCTAACGCCTCCTCTAACGATCACTTTATAAGCTTTCCTGCCAATGTACCGATCGATTTTACTAGAGACAGTAGAAATATAACTATTAACTCCTCTACAAGTATTACTATTGACTTAGGTCAGGCAATTGATACTGGTGCTAACTTCGTAATGTATCACGATGTAGAAAATTTTGAGCCTGCTGTAAGGGCGAAAACGTTAAATAATCCCGTTTATGTAAAATTATCTACTAACAGACTTAAAGAATCATTAACAGGTCCTTGGTGTTTAGGTATACCAGACGTTTTAAGTATAGAAGCCGTATACATTGGCTCTAGTAATACATACAGTGAATCCTCTACAAATTATGCTGAACAATTTGAATTAGATAACGGTCAAAGAGATAATTACTACGGACTTTCTTATCTTAAGAGGGCGCCTGGCTCAACAATAACACTAGGAAGCAATGATAATCTTTTAGTAAAAGTTAAATGTTTTACACACGGTTCAGGAAAATATATCTCTACCGAATCATATCCCGTTGATGATACTACATTTCCGTTACCAACAAATAATATAAGAACAGAACAGATACCAGTTTACGTATCTCCAGCATCTGGAGAAGCATATTCTCTTAGAGATGCCGTAGACTTTAGACCTATTGTTTCTAATACAGCTGTCCTATCTTCAACAGCTGCTGCAGCCTCTACCGACCCTCCAACAACCGAAACATTTACTGCCGGTGAAAAATTCTTCCCTTCAGCTTCTAGACAATTTGAATGCGATATTGAATCCTATCTTGCTAGAATAGATAGAGTGGTGGTCGGGCAGGACGGACAGGTAAATATTATTGAAGGGGTACCCGATACAAGTCCATCAGCACCTCAAACTCAAAAAGGGACCATGGATTTAGGACTTATTGATATCGCACCATTTCCAAGCCTTTCTTCAAAAGCTTCAAGTACTGCCAATAGACCTGACCTAAAAAATACAATATCATTACTTCAAACAAGAAGATATACTATGAAAGATATAAGTGATATTGAAAGTAGAATTCAGCGTCTAGAGTATTATACTCTTTTATCAACGCTTGAAGCCAATACTAAAAATTTAACTATACCAAGTGATGCTAATAGTCAAATCGAAGTATTTAAAAACGGATTTTTTGTTGACCCATTTAATAGTTATCAAGTATCAAATTTAGATGATGGTGAATATAAAGCATTTATTGATACAAATAGATCAAGATTAGTACCCCAGCAAGAAGTCTTTAATATTGATTTACAGTTCAGTAATACTACAAGTACTAATGTTCAAAAAACTGGAGACTTAATTACATTAGGATATACGGAAAGAGAATTAGTTTCGCAGCCTCGAGCAAACAAAGAGAGAACATTAGTTGAGCAAAACTGGAGTTTTGCCGGTAAAATGACCGTGATTCCTAGAATCGATAACTTTTTTGATACTGATATTACTGCTACTTCTTCGATTGATATTAATATTGCCGATCCTCTTAATGCACTTATTGACGCACAAAATCAAATTAATAGGCAACTTAGCTCCTCTACTCAATTAATTTCAAGAGTTAATGTTGGAGGGCCTACTGTAGTTAGTCAACAACGAGGTGGAAACTGGGAGAGGACAACCTTTAATCAAGATATAGCCACAACATTTGTTGATACAGCAACTCAAATTACAACAACTGCACCAGTAGTTTCTTCACAAGTTGAATTAGGAAACTTTTTAACAAGTATAAATATTACACCATTTATTAGAGCTCAAAGAATTGCCATTTATGCCTCCGGTCTGAGACCTGGCGCCTCACACTTCTTATTTTTTGATAGTGTTGATTTAACTAATGAATGTACCCCATGTCTTTTGCAGGTATTTGATAATCCTACTCTAAGTAATTTTCAACCACTTTTTAAAAAAGGATCATCGCCGAGTTTAACAGCTAATAATACTGGTGAGATTGCAATTACTGTAGATTTACCAGCCGATACATTTACTACAGGGGAAAAAGAGTTTTTATTAATGGATACAAACTCTCTAGCCTCTGAAGAGTCAGCTACATCTAAAGCTAAAGGAAAGTTTGCTGCATTCGCTCTTCAAGGTCAATCTACCACCCTAACTTTATCTACCAGAAACTTTGATTTATCTGAAGGCGGATTTATTGCTAATACTTTTTCAAGAACAAGAGTTGTTAATTCTTCAGTTTCTTGGACACAAACAAGAACGTGGGATCCTCTTTCTCAAACGTTTATAATACAAAAACAAAAAGGTGGAGATATATTGTATCTTACTTCTATCGATGTTTATTTTAAAAACAAAGATGCCTCAAAAGGTGTTACTTTAGAATTAAGAGAAGTAAATGAATCAGGATTCCCCACGCCAGAAGTACTACCATTTTCAAGAGTTTATAAAAAATCTAGTCAAATTTTAACAAGTAACACTGCAGCTACACCGACAACCTTTACGTTCGGTTCTCCAGTAGCCGTAAAAGCAGAAAAAGAATATGCTATTGTTCTAACTCCAGATGCTAATTCTCCCGATTACAGGGTGTGGACTTCTATTCCAGGACTACCTGACGTATCTAACACATCGATCGTTGCTAACGAATCCTGGGGATTAGGAACATTATTTTTCTCTACAAGTAATAGAGCATTCTCTCCAGTACAGAATGAAGATTTAAAGTTTACCGTTAAAAGAGCTGAGTTTTCTCCAACCTCTGGAACAGTAAAACTTAACAACGCTGATTATGAGTTCTTAACTGTTAATGTAGCATCAGGAGTTTTTAGTGGAGGAGAAGATGCCGCCCAGATGCAGCCGTCGTATCTTACACCTACTTTAACAACCAACACTACTAGCTATGTTATACAAACAAGTTCAAGCTTAACTTCTATCTTGTCACCGGGCGATAATATTCTAATAATATACGGAGACAGTCAAACTCTAGCTACTGCCAACGTTAAGACTGTAGGTACAACCGTATCTAATTCAGGCTCTACCACAACAAACTTCTCTTCTGAATTTTCTAGAGGCGCATTTATTAGAATTGGAAATGAAATAAGACAGGTTATTAATGTAGCATCTGCTACGTCAATGACAATTGATTCACCTCTTAATACAACTGCTTTAAACGAAGAACATTATACCGTCACACCAGCCTTTGATGTATTAAGAATTGAATCAGCTAACAGCTCTTCTATAACAGTAAATAGACCTCCTAACTCGGTAGTAAATAACTCTATTGCTGCAAGCTTACAGAGGGTTGTCAAGGGAACTGTTTCTTATTTTAATAGTAATAAAAACAAACTATATCTAAAAGATAGTAATTCTTCCAATAGCGTGTTTAAAATAAGAACGTCTAACTCTACATATCTTGGATATATTGTCGGTGATACATCCGATGCATTAGCATCTGTTACCAGTATTGATGATATTCCTGGAACTATATTTACACCCCTTATTAATTCTTTAATAGTTCCAGGAACATCTATTAATTTTGACGCTACATTTACTAAATTGGCAGGAGGCACAGATACACAGTCGTATACTCTAGGGGGCCGTAACGTAGTAAAATTTAATGATTCAGCTATAGTAAAAAGTAAATCAAATGAAATCGCTGGGTCAACGTTGACTAAATCATTTACTGCCAGTCTGGCATATTCTTCGGCTTTTGCAGACACATCACCTGTTATCGATATCAATCCTTCCTCAATTATAGTATCTAAATTTAATATTAATAATGACAGTTCTAATGAAAATACTCGATACGGTAACGCCCAATCCAAATATGTTTCAAAAAGATTAATCTTAAATGACGGGCTTGATGCTGAAGATATTAAAGTGTATGTAAGAGCATTTAGACCAGCTGGTACTGATATAGAAGTATATGCTAAAATACTGAATACTTCTGATGGAGAGTCATTTGAAAGTAAAACATGGTCCGAACTTCAACTTACAACCTCTTCAGCACTATTCAGTTCTTCGTTAAACGATAACGACATTAAAGAGTACGAATACACATTTAAGAACTCACCTTCTTCAACAGTACTTCCTGGTAAAGTAACCAGTTATAGTAATACTACTATTGACGGCCAGAACGTTACCTGGACGGTTACGTTTAATGCAAACTCCGGTGTTAATGCCACTGCCGATTTTATCTCCATAGCATCTAATAAATTTAGAAATGGAGATACTTTAACATATTCAGTTGCTTCTGGTAATACCGCGCTATCCGCCCTCGTTGCTAACAAGTCATATCATGTAGTATTTTCTAATACATCGGGAATAAAATTAGCAGCTACAAGAGGAGGTGATGTTATTGATCTTACCAAGGGTGCTACTGAATCAGGACACAGTTTAAATCTTCTTTTTCCTGGCGATTTAGTAAAAATTGTAAAGAGTAGTACAACTACAGACTATGATATACTACCAGTAAGCTCAGTAACTGATAGTAATACCATAGTTTTATCAAGTAACGTATCTTTTTCAGGCTCTGGATTTAATTTAGAAAAAGTAGATAATCCAGGCGAAGCATTTAAATATTGCAGAAATAACTTTATTGTCAGATATTTTGATAACGTTAAAGGTGCACACGACACTTACAAATATATGGCAATAAAAATAGTGTTAAAATCTCAATACACCTACTTGGTACCTCAAGTAGATGATATAAGAGCTATTGCTATATCGGTGTAAAATGTTAGTAAAGACTAATGATCCAGATTTTTTAAGGGATGAGGGCTCTCAAGCATTAATAAATACTAACATAAACGCCTTTAATCAATATAAGCTTGCTAGAGCCGGAAGAGAGTCGGTTATGAATCAAGAAAAAAGAATTAAATCCTTAGAGAATGATATCTCTCAACTTAAAGAATTAATTAACAACATAGTAAGTAAAAATAATGGCTAAACAAGTTGCTAACGTAAATATCGCCACAGATAACTTTGCCGGATGGGTAGGCAAAACTAACATAGTATTAGATGCATTATCTAATGAAATTGTAACAACAAGTTTAACCTCTTCAGGCGCTAACACTACTGGTAATGCAAGTGTAATCGGCACACTTTCTTCTAATGTACTTACTACTACACTTTTAATTGGTGGTACAGCCGGTAATACAGCAAATATAGATTCTTTAACTATTGGACTAGCAAACTCCACTGTATCATCTAATGTTACTATTGTTGGGTATGTGGCAAATTTATCGTCTAACGCATTAAATATAACATCCAATACCAGCATTGTTTCATCTACTCTATCGGCTAATATTAATACAGTAACGTTAAATGGTAATGTATCAATAGGATCAAATTCTTCACATAATTTGACTTTTGGGGGCAATACAGGAACAATAAATGTTCAAATTTTATCCATTACTTCCAATACATCATTTACTGGTAGCAACGTAAGTATAGTTAGTGCTAATATAGCTATTGACGGCGGCACCATAAACATAACATCAAATTCTAATTTTGTTGGACAATCACTTACTAGCTCGTCAAATGTTTCACTAACAGGGGCCAATATTAGTATTACATCAGCTAATGTGGCTATTGACGGAGGAGATGTTAATGTTTCCTCTAATGCTACATTTAACGGTGATACTCTGTCAGTATCAGCTAATGTTGTTATTACTGGTGCTAATGTTTCATTAACAACGGCAAATGTAGCAATAAACGGCGGACAAATAAACTTTATATCCAATGGTAATTTTACTGGCGCCAATACTACCCTAGCATCAACTAATACAGCATTCACCGGCCAACAAGTTAATATAGCTGCCAATGTAAGTATTACATCTGCTAATATATCGATTACTACAGCAAACGTAGCTATTGGAGGGGGGCAACTTAACTCTACCTCTAACGTTAATTTAACTGGCGCTAATACTACCATAGCATCTACTAATACTGCATTTACTGGTACACAAATTAATTCTTCAGCCAACGTTAATTTAACTGGTGCTAATACTACAATATCATCTACTAATACAGCATTTACTGGTACACAAATTAATTCATCGGCTAATGTTAATTTAACAGGTGCTAATACTAACATAACTGGTAATCTTAGAGTAGCTAATACCGCCACCATTACTTCAAATGTTTACGTTAGTGATACGGTTTATTTTGTAAGTAATAGCGCTGCTATTACAACTACAACAAATAATATTTTATTTCCCGGTGATGGAGTAACAGGTAATGTTGTATCTTCATTCCTAATAAATGATTTTAAATCAGCTAAATTTACCGTTAATGTTACTGATAATATTAATGCCAATAATAAACTTATAACAGAGATAACAGCAGTTCACGCTAACGGCGTTACTAATTCAACTGAATATGGTACGATATTTTCTAGTACTAGATTCATGACATTTACGCTTTCATCAAATACCACACACATTAACCTGGTCGGTGTTAGTAATTCATCTGTTTCAAATACTAAAGTAACGGTGTTTAGAACAGCATTTAGCTAAATATTACTGATGGTGGAAAGGGAAACCAATGTCAGCTAATACCCAAGATTTTAGAGTCAAACACGGCCTTCAAGTAACGGAAGGTTCCTCTTTTAGTAATACCGTTATTATTTACGGTAATACTACTATTTCAGATAAATCCCTTATTATTACCGGTGCTGGCAACCAATCAATAAATGCTCAGGGCACCTCAGTCTTTGGTAATACTCTCTCAGTATCAAATGGTGGTATTACTGTAAACACTTTTGGCCAGGCAAACGCCCTTGTTATTACAGCAGCTAATTCAACATCTAATTCTAAACTAGTAGTTAATACTGGGGGTACTATTGTTGAAGGTGATTTAAGGGTAACCGGTGCTACAATATTTGAATCTCTTACAAACCTAGAAGTTGGCACTAGTGAAATAATACTTTTAGCTAACGAAACAGGATCACCCACTCTTGACGGGGGAGTTAGGATAAACAGAGGCACGTCTCCAGATGTAAAAATTCTCTGGGACGAAGATACTGATACTTGGGTTTTTACAAATGACGGTACTAACTACTACCCTTTTAGAACATATTCGGCATTAGTATATGAGTTTGATGATAATACCACTACAAGTACTGACCCAGGTAACGGCAAAGTAAGATTTAATAATAGCACGTACTCTTCAGTAACAGAGATAGCTATTGATTTACAAGAGTACGGAGGTACTAGTGTATCTACCTATCTTGCTTTTCTCGATGATTCGACAAGTTCAAACAAATGTATTTTAACATTTAGATCATCTACAACACAAACTAATTTTGTATCATTTTTAGTAACAGGCTCTATTGTCACTGCTACAGCAGGGGTTTATAGATTTCCTGTCAGTCACCTAGCTGGTGCTTCTTCTTTTAGTAATAATGATATTTTATTTTTAGAAGTCGGCGGTATAGTTGGCAATATAGGTGCCCAGGGGCCAACAGGTCCGCAAGGCTCTACCGGACCACAAGGCCCACAAGGAAATCAAGGTATTACGGGACAACAAGGTCCTCAAGGTTTTCAAGGACAAGCTATAACTGGACCTCAGGGTCCTCAAGGTCCCCAAGGCTTTCAAGGAATAACTGGTGCCCAAGGACCTCAGGGCAATCAAGGTATAGTAGGATCTCAAGGCAATCAAGGTATTACAGGTGCTACAGGACCCCAGGGGCCTACCGGCACTCAAGGGGCAACCGGTCCTCAAGGCCCACAAGGTAGACAAGGCTTCCAAGGCGTTACAGGTGCTACAGGTCCAACCGGACCACAAGGACAATTCGGACCACAAGGTCCTCAAGGATATCAAGGCGAACAAGGACCTCAAGGTTTTCAGGGCGCCCAGGGTGTACTAGGACCTCAAGGACAATTAGGACCTCAAGGCTCTCAAGGCGCCCAAGGTCCTCAAGGTCAATCGGTAACCGGTCCTCAAGGACCTACTGGGGCCCAGGGCCCACAAGGTGTTGCAGCAGTTACCGATGTAAATCCCACACCTTCTACAATAGTATTAAGAAGTGCTAATGGCGACATTTTTGCTAATAATTATTCTGCTAATGGTAATTTTACTATAACTGGAAATGCTACTATAACTGGAAATGCTGTTATTACAAATAATGCCAACTGTAAATCCCTAGGGGTAGGTACAGCAGCATCTAACACTACTGGAGAAATTAGAGCAACCAATGACATCACAGCATTTTATTCTGATATAAGACTAAAAGAAAATATAGTAGAAATTACTAATGCATTAGAGAAAATTGATTCTATTAGAGGTGTATATTATAC